GGTATTAAATCAGCACAAGCCAGTTTGGGTAAAGTAAGAGGCACTACTGCAGGCGTAGGTGGTGCATTTAGTGGTTTAGCAGGTAAATTAGCAATAGCAGGGACAGCCTTTTTGGGTGTTAAAAAAGCATTAGATGGTATCACAGGCAGTGTGGGTGCCGCACAACAAATTCAGGATATTGGAGTTGTGCTTAAAAATGTTGTGGGTAGTGCTGAAGGCGGTGCTTTAGCCCTACAACAAGTCAGGGACATAGCACAGGAATTACCATTTGCTTTTGAAGAAATTGCAGGAGCCACACCAGCCCTAGCAACTGTCAGTAAAAACCTTAATGAATTAGAAGAGAACACAAGATTAGCGGCTGATATTGCGGCTGTTACAGGATTAAGTTTTCAAGACGCAAGTAGCCAATTACAAAGAGCCTTAAGTGCTGGTGCAGGTGCGGCAGACATGTTTAGGGAAAAAGGTGTTCTTGCAATGGCTGGCTTTGAAGCAGGTGCCAGTTACAGTATTGAAGAGACCCGTAAAAAATTAAGGGAATTTGGTGAAAGTATTGACGGTGCGGCCAATGATTTAAACGTAACACTAACAGGTAGTTTGTCACAAGCAGGTGACAGATTTTTCCAATTCCAGAGTGCAATTGGTGATGCTATAGTTCCAGAATTTACAGCATTCTTAAATACTCTTGTAGGTATATTTGACAACAACAAAGAAACAATATCAGCATTTGCCAAAACTATAGGTGAAGGTGTTGTAAATGCTTTCTATAGTTTCTTGGAAATAGGTGCTGTTGTTATTGACTTCTTCAGCATGTTATTCAATGCTTTAAAAAGTGTTGCTACATTTGTTCAAGACAAATTTGGTAATGTAATATATGCTGTTATGAATGGTGCCGCTAGAGTAATAGGTGGTGTTGTAGAAGCAGTAGCATTCTTAGGTAAAGGTATTGGTAGACTTATTGAATTAGCAGGTGGCAGTGATGATGTTACACAATTCTTTGAAAACATACAAAATGCCGCAAATAAAGTTAGAACAGATGGCTTACCCAAAGTCAGAGAAGCACTGGGAGATGTGTTTACAGCAGTTCCCATAACAGGTGCTCAGGATTATGTAGCAAGTTTAATAGCAAATTTAAGAGCGGCTGGTGAAAAAGCAGATGAAGAAACAAAAAGAATAATTGAAAAACTTGCTGACACAGTAGAAGGCGGTAGCACAGAAATTAAGAATGGTGCTAAAGAATTAGCAAACACTGTAGCAGATTACAAAACAGCAGGTGAAGAATTATTAGGTGTGTTCAGTAGTGCTACAGAAAGATTGGGCGACGATTTAGCATCAGCACTTATGGAAGGCAAAGATGTTTTAAGCAGTTTCAAAGACTTCTTTAAAACCATAGTAAGTGAAATAATTGCACAGGCTATTCGTATGGCAGTTATACAACCATTCCTAAAAGGTATCTTTGGAATATTTGGATACGGATTAGATTTTACAGGTGCTGGTGGCATAGATAAATTTTATAAATTGCCTACTGAAAGAGCAATGGGCGGTCCTGTAATGGCAAATCAACCATACATAGTGGGAGAAAGAGGGCCTGAATTATTTGTTCCAGGTAATGGTGGTAGTATTGTGCCAAACAACATGATGGGAGCCGGCGCAACACAAGTTACATACAATATTCAAGCAATTGATACTAGAAGTTTTGAAGAAAGACTTGCCAGAGATCCTGAATTTATATATGCTGTCACAGAAGCAGGCAGAAGACGTAGCCCAGGAGGGAGATTATAATGAGCGTTCAATTTGTTATAGATAACGCAACTTACTTGAATATTAACAAACGTAAGGTCACAGCACAGAGTGTGAGTAGAAGCGGACATTTAAAAACTGCAGAAAGAAGTCCTGCTGTATATCAGTTTACTGTGGGTTCACCAAGAGGATTAAAATACAGTGAAAACAGAGGCACTATTCAAACACTTGATGATATAGACAGAATTACAGAATCAAATGTTGATATAGGTGCTAATAATACAGGATTAAATTATTTAACTGCATATTTGGGTGACACAACAGTTAGTGATTTAGGTAACATTACACTTAATAGTGTAAGTGGTAGCAACATATATGTAAATTGTGCGACTCTTACAGGGTCAGCAACAAATTTATTTAAGAAAGGTGACTATATACAACCCTTAGGCAACGCCAGTGTATATAGATACCCTTATCAAGTTACCAGTGATGTAGCATTTAGCACCGCAAGTAATGTAACTATACCAGTTCATAGACCAGTATTAAGTCAAACAGACACAGCACTTAATACAGGTGGATTTAGGGTAGGCAGTGATGTGCGTTTTCACGTAAAATGTTTTGTAAATCCAACTTACAATGTTGTGCCCCATGATTTAGTTGAATTTGATGAAGATTTCGTGTTAATGGAAGTGATTACATAATGAGCACCAGTATACCAGCAGTTCAAGGCACACATATATACCCTGTAACACTTATTGATTTGGATTTGAATGGCAATGTTTACTATTTAAGTGATGCTTATAAATCCTACAATGTGGGTGGTAACGATTACACAGAATTAGGTGCTTTTTTAAGTGTTACAGATGTGGATGAAAATTTAAAAATTACAAATGGTGACATAGCAATAAGTTTAGCAGGTATTCCTTCAACATCTACAGGATCAGAAGTAAATTATTTGAATATAATAATGACAGAACCTGTAAAAGGTGGAAACATCGCTATAAAACGTGCATTTATGAACACTGATACAAATGAACTAGACACAGGTAATGTGTATACACGTTATAAAGGCGTTATAACTAATTTTGCTATAAATGAACAATACAATTATTTGGAAAAACGCAATGATTATGGTGTTACAGTAACCTGTGCTAGTATATGGACACTGTTACAAACACAAATTAGCGGACAAAGAACAGAACCAAACAATCGCAGAAGATTATATCCCAGTGATGGTAGTTTTGACAGAATACCAGATCTATATCAGAGCACATTTAATTTTGGCAGAGAAGGATCAAGCGGAGGGAACTACACAGGAGGTTCTGGTGGTAGTGGTGGAGCCGGTGGTGATGGCACAGGCGCAAGAAACGTTTTGAGAAGATAATGAAAGTTAGAAATGTCACAATCAAAGACTATGACGAAATCAAAAGATTAATGATTGATTTTGCTAACAGCAATCCTGTAAAAGATTTACATAATCCTAAGTATGATAATAATCATGTAAATCGTGTGCTGGATTACATAACAAAAGAAGGTGTTGCTCTAGTAGTAGAAGAACAACATCAGGTAGTGGGAATGTTATTGGCAAGTATACAGGGCGATATATGGTTGCCCCACGTCAAACGCATGACAGAGATAGCATGGTGGGTAGAAAGTGCTTACAGGGGCTCTACAGCAGGAGCAAGACTGCTTAAGGAGTATGTAAGCATAGGTGAACAAATGATCAAAGACAAAAAAATTACAAGTTTTACCCTAACAACATTAAGTTCAACACCAGATTTAAAATTAAACACTAGAGGTTGGGAACCTATAGATTTCAATTGGGTATTCAGAGGATAATATGGCAGTTTTTAGTTTTATAGGAGCAACAATAGCCAGTGCAGTGGGACTTACAGGTAGTTTTATAACTATTGCTGGTATTGGACTCAGTGCTACAGGTGCTCTAGTAGCAAGTGTAGTAGCAGGTGGTTTAGCATACGCAACTGCCAAAGTTACAGGTGCATTTGATATACCAGGACAGGATTTAGGACCAGATCCAGGTGTTAAGATACAGGTAGCACCCAGCACAGACAACAGAATAGGTGTTCCTTATGGTAGAAACGTTATGGGTGGACCCATTACTGATGTTGCTATATCAAACAACAACCAAACAATGACATATATTATTGTGTTGGGAGAAGCAGTAGACGGTGCTACTTACACACTTAATAAAGTTTATAAAAATGCTGACACTTGTAATTTTGATAGCGGTGGTAGTTTGACCAGCATAACAGAACAAGGTGGAACTGTAAACACAGACCTAGCAGGTAAAATTCGTATAGGTTTGTATGCCAGCACATTTGGTAAATTCTTTGGATTAAGCGGTGGTGCTTATGTGTATTTGCCACATGCAACCAATGCCGTATCATACAGTTTAGAAGACCTTATATATGCAATAGTGCAGATAGATTATGATGCAGAAAATGGTTTAACAGGTTTACCTCCAATGAGTTTTGATATTACAAACAGTGTAAGCAATCCTGGTGATGTGTTAATGAATTATTTGAACAATAGTCGCTATGGTGCAGGACTCAGCAACACCATAATTGATACAAACAGTATTATAGGCACAGCAAACACGGCTATGAAAGGTTATGCCGCAGAAACTATAACTTATACACCAAATACAGGTGGTAATGCAACTATAGATCGTTGGGAAATTAATGGATACATAAACACAGGTAATGATGTAGCAACAAATATCAATAAAATATGTCAGGCAAGTGCTACTTTCTTTACATTTGATAACAAACAGGGTAAATTTAAAGCAATACCAAACAGACCAACCTCATCCACATTCAGTTTAACAGATGACAATATTGTAAGTAAAATAGAAATTACCAGCACAGAATTATATGCCCTATTTAACAAAGCAGAAATTATATATGCTGACAAAAACAAACGAGATCAGTCAGCCAGCATAGTATTAGAAACACCTGCAGGTGAATTAAACCCAAATGAACCTGAAAACACTGCAAAATACAGAATAGATTTAATCAACAACAATATACATGCAGAAAACTTGGCTAATTTGGATTTAGCACAAAGCAGAAAAGGCATGGTGGTTCAGTGTGTGGGTGATTTTAGTTGTATGCAAATAGATGTTGGTGATGTAGTGGATTTAACTAACACAGATTATGGATTTACCAACAAAGAATTTAGAGTATTAAGAACAAAAGAAATTAATGAAGAAGGCGGAATAATTAATGTTGAATTAACTATGTTGGAATATGAACCCAATGCTTATGTAACAGTTAGTGTTACAGAAAGTGATGATGCTGGTGGTAATATTAATATACCAGTTGTGCCACCAGGCATAATTACACCTCCAGATATATTTACAGGTATTATACCAAATGTATCAATATTTGATGTAAGTCCTCCAGGTGGAACAGGTGCTGTATTCACAGTATTTAAGGATGTTATAAATGCAGGTTATGGTAGTGTATATCCCACAACACCAGGTTCAGGATACAGTGTGGGAGACACAATTACTGTTGATGGGAAATATTTAAAAGGGTTCTCAGGCACACACAATTTAACATTTACTGTTGATACGATTGATGGTGGTGGCGGTGTTATAGCACCCACAGGCAATGTGTCAGGTAATGCCAGTGTGTTTGCGGCTAATATATGGGGTAATTATAATACACGTGAATCAATGGGTAATATTGCTGTGGGTGGACAAATAGAAGACAAACCTGCTAATAATGTTTCAATGGCTAATAATAATTTTAACAGTTATATTATACCCAGCAGAGAATTAGATTTCACAACAGGAACAGGTATTGAGCCCGGTGATTACAGTTTTATGGCGGCAGGCACACCTTTAGGTTCTTTAGCAAATGTTGTTACAGCAAATGCGGCGTTCGGTGTTCATGCTAACATAGAATATGCTAATGGCACAGTGCAATTTGAAAATTTTGGAATAAACAAAGGTAATTTTGACAATATTCCCGATATTCTAGAAGCAAATCAAAAAATTACAATAAGTGAAGGTGCAGTTGGAGGTAATGTGCGTATATTTGCTAAAAACACTATGGATCAAACTCCTAGTGGTAATAGAGGTTTTACAGGTATCAGGTATGATATGTTAAGAATTAATAAAGGAGATGTATTTTAATGAAACATTATATTCTTTATGATAGCACAACTGGTTTTATCAGCACACAATTAAGTATGACTGATAGAAGTTTACAAAAAACTTTAGCAAACAATCCAAATTTGTCTGCCCTAATAGGTAGAGTTCCTAATGTTAATACCTATCAAATGAATGTTAGCACAGATCCTCATACTATAGAAAGCAAACCAGAAGAAACAATAAATGTGTCAGCATATATTAGAGAATTGCGAACAAAATTGTTAAAAGCCAGTGATTGGACACAAGCCGCAGATTCACCATTAACAGATGCCAAAAAGACTGAATGGGCCACATACAGACAGGCATTACGTGATATGCCAGATACTTGTAGCGATTGTGCTACAGTAGATGACGTAACTTGGCCTACTAAACCAGGAGCATAAATGAGCAACCCTATTTATGGATTCTTTAAAAATAATGTTTATAGAAACTTTTTAGCAAAGTTAAATCC